CATTGGAAGGGAATATCTCCTCGATATAAAGACCGGTGTGCAGTTGGTTTCTTCCAAGGCGGGAAAGATCTCCTTGTGTTGATGAAACACCAAATTTTTTACGGATGCCAAAGGCGGCTAACAAGTCTTGTTCAGACCGCCTCCGGCATCCGCTTTATCTTGAAGTAGAACCCTTATATCACTTGTCAACACTCTGCGTATCAAACACATCCCGGAACTTCCAGACAATCTCAATCTCCGTGGGCGAGGACACCAGAACCTCCTTGACGAATGTCCCCGCCAGCTCCGCCGTCAGTTCCGTTGCTCCGGCATAGGTGGTGAGCACATCGTCCTCCCGTGCGCTGTCCTGAAAAGCCATGCGCTCCAATTCGGTCAAAAGCTGCTCCTGACTGTCCTGCCCACTTTTGACTGCGGAGAGCTTGCTGTCTATTTCCGCCCGCTGTTTTAGGTAGGCGTCTTTAGTCAGTGTGCCGCCGCTGAAATTCTCGTATGCCCTGAGTTTTTCCTGCTTGTACCGCTCCTGTTCCTGCTGGAGCTTTTGAAGCTCTGCGAAACAGGCGGCGATACGCTCCCTGCGGGTCAGCACCAGGGCGGACTTCTGCGCCCTGCGCTCCTGGCACACCGCCAGCATCTGCTTGACTGCCCGGAACACAATGCCCTCAATTTCTTTCTCGGTGAACAGCTTTCCCTTGGGACAATCGCTGTTCTCATCCGCCTCGCTCTTGGTGCATCGGTAGTAGTAATATCCGGCAGAACTATGGATGCGGCTCAGTGTCCTGTGGCAGTTGCCGCATTTGAGAAGCCCTTTCAGCGGGTACTCCTGGGCTGGCCCGCTGGCCCGCCTCGGCCTCTGCCGGATGACCTCCTGCGCCCGGTCAAAGTCCACCTTGCTGACGATGGCGTCATGCGCCCCCTCATAGATGATCCAGTCGGCTTTGTCCTGTGGGATGGTGCGCTTTTCATGGAGGCTGGCTTTGTACCGCTTGCGCCCCACCAATGCCCCGGTGTACTCGTACTGGTGCAGGATGTTCAGCACCGTTGCCGCCGTCCAGCCGTTCTTTTCAGATGCCTTACGAAAGCGGTTGCTGCCTGGATTTTTCATGCGGAAGTACGCGCCGGGGGTGGGGATACCCTCGCTGTTCAGGCGGCGGGCGATCTCCGTACTGCCGCAGCCTTGCAGGGTCATATCAAAGATACGCCGCACGACCGCCGCCGATTCCTCGTCTATCGCCAGCTTGTTCCTGACCGTGGGGTGGAACCGAAAGCCATAGGGAGCAAAACTGCCTATGTACTTGCCCTGTTTCATCATGATGATCTTCGCTGTGGTGGTCTTGATGGACAGGTCCTTGCTGTACGCCTCATAGATGATGTTCCGCAGTACCACATCCATGCCGGAGGTCACGCCCTTGTAGTCATCGCTGTCGTAGCCGTCATTGATGGAGATATAGCGGACGCCGAGGAACGGAAAGACACATTCCAGGTAGTTGCCCATCTGCGTGTAGTCCCGGTGGCATCTGGAAAAATCCTTTGTGACCAGCACATTGATGGCCCCGGTGCGAAGCTCCTGCATCAATGCCTGGAACTGCGGGCGGTTCTCATTCGTCCCGGTGTAGCCATCGTCCACAAACTCGGACCGGGGAGCGGCTTTCAGCTGTGGGTGGCGGTCCAGGAACTGATGGATCAGCTCCCGCTGGTTGCCCACGCTGTCACTCTCTGCTTTCCTGCCCCCGGGTCTCGGCTCCGCCTCGGTCGGTGCTTCAAAGCGCTGCGCGCTTTGAGGTCGCCACTGGCGGCCCGCACCCTCATCCGCCAGGGAGAGCCGGATATAAATGCCAACCCTGTAATCCGTCATCTCAGCCCGCCTCCTTCATTTGTTCAACGCACTGGCACATGGCTTCAAACACATCGTTATAGTTCAGTTCGACCTCGATGCGGTCCTTGTTGTAGACCAGCACCCTCTTGATTATCGCGTCCACCAGCTCCTGCGTCAATTCTGTCATCCTGGAAACGCCCCGCATCATGGTGAGCCATTTATTCTCCGGGGAGATGGATTCCAGAAAACGCTCCCGGCGCTCTACCGCCTCGTCCAGCAGGCGGCTCAGGGTCTCGTACTGCTCCTCGTAGGTCTGCTTGGCAAAGGCGTATTCCTCTTCGTTCAGGATGCCCTCGACATAGTTCTCATACAGGCCCGTCCGTTTCTTTTTCAGGGCGTTCAGTTTCAGTTTGACGCTGGACACCGCCGCATTGTACTTCTCCCGGATGTTCGCCTCGCCGGCGCTGCCCCGCATGGCTTTCAGCAGCTTTTCATAGTCGAGCGCCACCCGGAGCTGGTCACGGACGATGTGAAACACCTTTTTATCGAGTACATCCTGCCGGATGGAGTGGCTGAAACAGGTGTCATGCCCCCGGCGCACATGGGTACTGCAATCGTACACGCCCCGGAAAACAACGCCCTTGCACTGGATGTGCTGTCGCTTGTAGTACATCCGCTTTTCACAGTCGGCGCAGAAGATTTTCCCGGCAAAGAGGTCGATCATCCCGGCCCGGATGTCCGCCGACCACTCCATCGAAGCCTCCCGGTGTGCGCTGCCCTCCAGCATCTGCCGCTCCACCGCCTCAAAGTCCGTGGCGGAGACAATAGGCGGGTGTGCATCCAAGACCACGATCCAGTCCTCTTTTGCGGCAAGCTGTTTTTTCAGCCCCTTGTAGAGCGCCGTTTCAGACTTCCCGCAGATCATCTCCCCAATATACGCCCGGTTTTGCAGGATGCCCCGGACGGTGGAAGGACACCAGCCCTGCCCTTGGATATTGTCCCCGGTACGTGTGCCGACCCTGCGCTTGTGCCGCTCTGGGCTTTCCACGCCGCTAGCCTTCAGCTGTTCCACAATAGTGTAGACCGATACCCCTTGCAGTTTCCACCTGAAAATCTGGCGGACGGCCCCGGCGGCTTCTTCATCGACCACATAGGCGGTCTTATCCTCGTTCCAGAGGTAGCCGTAGGGGAGGTTGCGGTTCCGAAAGGTCCCCGTTTCCATCTGCGCCCGGAGTGCCGTGGAGACCTTTTTGGATATGTCCCTGGAATAGATGGCGTTCACCAGGTTCTGGAGGCTCACCGACAATGTTTCCGTGGAGCCGCTGGCGGTGAAGCTGTCAAAGTTCTCCTTGACGGAGATGAACCGCGTCCCCAGCGCCGGGAAAATCTTTTCCAGGTAGTTGCCCGTCTCCACATAGTCGCGCCCGAATCTGCTGAGGTCACGGACTACGATGCACTGTATCTTCCCGGACCGCACATCGTCCATCAGGCGGTTCCACGCAGGACGGTCGAACACAGTCCCCGTCCTGCCGTTGTCGGAATATACCTCCGTGAGCCGGAGCCAGGGGCATTCGTTCAGGTAATCCCGGCAGACATCGATCTGGTTTTGCAGGGAGTTCCCGTCATCGTCCTTGCCGCTGTTCTCCACGGACAGGCGGGCATAGATGGCGGTGGACAGCGCCGCCGCTTCTTTTTTGACTTCTGCCACAGGTGTATTCTGAACCTGTGCTTTTCTGCTCTTTCGTGCCATATCCTATCCCTCTCAACCCGCCGCCGGAATCGGACGGTCAGCGTAATTCTTTGCGATCTCCCACGCCCTGTCGAACTCATCCCGATACCGAAAGGCGATCTCCACCCGTTTGTCCTCATAGATGAAAACCTTATCCACCAGAGCCACCAGCAGGCGGCGGTCAAGCTCTTGCACATTCTCATACTGTGCGAAAACCTGCACCCATGCCCGGTTCTGGCTACCCATCGCGGCGGCGTCCTGCTGTTCCCGTTTCAGCCGCTGGAGCGCCGCCTGCTTTTCCTCGATCTGCCCCCGGTAGTTCTCCCGGAAGTCGGTGTACTCGGTCTTATTGATGATGCCGTCCACGAAGTTCTCGTACAGGCCAAGCTCCAGATTCTTGTACCGCTGTATCTCCTCCTCCAGCCGGGTCATCTGCGCCTCGTAGCTGAACACCCTGCGGTCCCGCTGGGGGAGGGTGTCGATGAACCGCAGGACCTCATCCAGATGCAGTACCACCTCGATTTGGTCATGGATGGCATGGAACACGATGTCCATCAGCTTTGCCTCGCTGAACGAGTGGGGGCTGCACTGATGGGTGCGCTTGTTGCCGCCGCAGTTGTAATAGATATACTGCTTATCGCCCCGTTTCTGCGTCTTGCGGGTCATGGACGCCTGACAGTCCCCGCAGAACAGGAACCCGGAAAAGAGACTGTGCCGGTCGCTGCCGGAGACGCAGTGGGTATCCCGGCGCATCAGCTCCGCCACCGCCTCGAAGTCGGTGCAGGAAATGATAGGCTCATGGGCGTTCTCCACCTGTATCCAGTCCGTCTCCTCTTTGGGGCGGACAGAGCGGACCTTGTGGTTGGGCGTCCCCCGTTTCCCCTGGACGAGTACCCCGGTATAGACGATGTTGGAGAGGATGCGCTTGATGGTCACATACTCCCATTCCGACCGCTCCCTGGTGCGGAAAGCCGTCTGGAAGTTGACGCCCTGCATCCGCTTGTAGTCCATCGGGGTGGGGATGCCGCTGGCGTTGAGCCGCCCCGCTATCTTCAGGATGGGGAACCCGTCCTTGAACATTCCGAAGATCATGGTCACGACCTCGGCGGCGTTCTCGTCCACCAGCAGACGGTTTTTGTCCTGCGGGGCTTTTTTGTAGCCGTAGGGAGTAAAGCCGCCTACATACTCGCCCTTTTTCCGTTTGACCTCCAGGCTGGTGCGTATCTTGATGGAGATGTCCCGGCAATAGATGTCGTTCACCAGCACCTTGAAGGGCAGGGTGATGGTGTCGGAACCCGCTCCGGGCGCCATGCTGTCGTAGTTGTCGTTGATGGCGATATAGCGGATGCCCATCGCCGGGAAAATCTTTTCCAGATAGTTTCCGGCATCGATATAGTTTCGTGAAAACCTGCTCAGGTCCTTGCTCGCGGCGCAGTCGATACGGCCGGAGCGCATATCCTCAAGCATTTTCTGAAAGCCCGGACGGTCCGTGTTGCTGCCTGTCCGCCCATCGTCAATATAGGTGTCCACCAGCTCAAGGTCCTCATGGCTTTCTATGTAAGCCAGACAGATGGCCCGCTGGCTCTGGATGCTGTTGCTCTCAATCCCTTCCGCATCCTCTTTGGATAACCGGGCATAGATGCCGGTCCTGTAAATCTTTTGGGGCATGGGAAACCTCCTCTCGTTTTTTGGTCAGCCAGCCCCGTCTCGTCGTCGCAAAGTCCGCTCAACTCCGTTTCCGCCTGCGGCGAAAACTGCGTTCGCTCCCTTGCTCCTCCTCTCCCCACCAAAACTGCTTCGCTGGGTTTTGGCGGGGGCCCCGGCCCGGCTCTGGGAAAATCATAGCGCCGGGTCCCCAAAACACACAAGGATGTCAAGCCCCAGCAAGGTAAAGGGCGTTGATGCGGTCCTCGATGGTCTCGCCCTTGTCCGCAAAGCTCAATTTCACCACCACACCGCCGTCCAGGTAGACATACGGGTTGCCCAGCTGTTCGATCCAGGCACGGATGCGCTCCTCGGTGGGGGCGTCCGGGTCAATGCGGACGGTGCTGCGGTCACGGAGCGTCGCCCGGTCCACCTTGCGGGGGTCAACATTTTTCATTGCTTCGGTCATAGAGATACCTCCAATCTCCCGGTGGGACGGCGCGCCGCCGGAACGGGCCTGCCATCCTTCGGGTATTGCAGTTTGACTGCTTTCAGCATCTTATGGGGTGGACAATCCTGAAAATGACAATGAATAGGCTATCCCCGCATGGGACAAGGTTATTTTTCCTCCCCTCCCGGCTTTTTCACTGGCTCATAGTCCGCAAAGCTCTCCACGGTGCGGAAAATCTGCTTGTTATTCACCCACCTTTGGAGGTGGCGGGTGATGAGCGGCGCGGTGGGACGCTCATACACCATCACATAGGGGTCAAAACCCATCCGCCGCAGGGTGTCCACCCGGTAGAGGTCCTGCTCGTGGGTGCTGTTCCAATTCGTCAGCACATAGACCCGCTTGCGCCGGAAGTCCCTGATCTTGGACAGCTCTGAAAACCGCTGAAAAAAGCCGATCAGGTCAGCGTTGGGGTTGTCCCACGCGAAATGAACGGTTTTTGTCCGTACCTTATTCAGGAGCGCCACATTGTCCGACGTGATGAGCCGGATGTCCAGCCCTTGGGAGAAGTCCACATAGGCACCGCAGTCTGGGCGGGTATGCTCCACGGCATCCGGCAGGTCAGGCCTTGGCCCGTAGCCGGTGCCGCCGCAGATCAGCCGGTCGGCATTGGTGACGGTGATTGTGTCCTTGGAGTAGGTGTCCGTGAACACCCGGCTCTTATAAATCAGGTCATAGCGTCCCTCTGGCCGCCACCACTCCACGGCAGCGCCCTGGGCTTTGTGGTAAGCGGACAGCTTCATCAGGCACAGGTTCGGCCACCGGTGGCTGTCCACGTCTATAAGGCCAATCTTCAAAATCCTACCTTCTCACAGGAAAGAGAGAAGCGCCCGCCCGGTCGGGCAGACACTTCTATCTGATTTCTCAGAACTTCATCGGCAGGGCGGTCTTGGCGCTGGAGCCGTTGTAGATGCGGTACACCTGGTAGAGATACCGCTTGTACCCCGGCAGGCTGGTCATGGCCCGCCCCTCCCGGAAGATCACCACCGGGTCGGTCTGGCGCAGCCTCATCACCAGCCGCTTGCGGCTGTACTCGCCGTGGTAGAGGTCCACAAACTCCACCATGCCCTGCACCGTCTCCGCCCGGAGGGAATCCGGGTCACCTTTCCAGGCGTCCACGATGGTCTGCATGGCCTCCCGGTAGATACCGCTGCCCACCTTCTTGTAAAGCTCAAAGGCGGTGCTGATGCAGGCCAGCCGCTTCACGCCCCTGGTCTGCTTGCAGTCCACGCACAGGCCCACAGCCTCCGTCACTTTCTGGAACGCCAGCGCCTCCTTGTCCCCGCCGTAGACCAGCGCCCGGAACCGCGCCCCGGCGGTCAGGTTGGCGGACGCGCCCGTCTGCTGGGCGAACAGCAGCGCCTCGTCCCGCTCGGACAGGCCGTAGAACACCTTGCAGCGGATGGGTAGGTCCCGCCCGCCGTTGAGGAACTTCCGGGCGGCGATGGTGTGCTGGCCGTCAAACACATAGTAGCACCCGCCCCGGCTGCTGACCTTCGGCTCGTTGGCGATGCGCTCATCAAACTCGGCGGCGATCTTGCGGACCCGGTCCTCGTTCAGGGTGCGCTGGTAAGTAGTGCGGGGGATGATCAGCTCCTTGCTGTCCAGCGTGATCTCCCTGCAAAAGAGATTTTTCGTGTTCATTCTGCGGTTCCTCCCTCGATAGTTACGATGTATTGTTTCAGCGTCTGCATGGTGCGGATGACCTCCTGCTTGTAGTGGTCATCCGACAAAAGCCTTGGGTACTCCCGGAAGAAATGGTCGCACAGCTCAATGAACGAGACGACCTCCCCCTCCAGCGAATGGAGCATGGAGTCCTCCGTGACGGGGGACTTGGGGCGCTCCATCTCTGCGGATATTTCCGCAATTTTCTGTATCTCCGCCCTCTTTGAGGTAAGAGGCGGCGTCTTGTGGTAGACAGGCTGGGGCTTTTCGGACTTTTTTGCCCTGCCGTCTTTGGTTGTTTTCAGGGCGGCGGCAAGTTTGGGCCGTTCCTCCGGCCCTGCCTTTGCAACAGCGGCCACCGCCGTTTCCGGAGGTTTGATTGCGCCTGTGAGGATTTCCTGCTTGATACCGGGCAGGATTTCTTCAGCGGCATCCACGCCTTTGGCGTAATTTGCCGCATTTTGAACGAACCCTTCGCTTACCTTCGACTCCTGTGCAATAGAGGCGCGGGTCTGATGTGAGGAAATCAACGGACAAATTTTGTCCGTTGATTTTCCGGCACTCTTTCGGTCTCCGCCATGTACCTGCTTCTCCGCCTCGTACCTCTGCCCTATCAGGTACTTCTTCTGCTGGGGCGTCAGGTTCCGTCTCCCGAGCTGGTGTTTGCAAATCCAGGATATGGCCTCATACCGATTGTCAAAGGCCAGCTTTTGGACGGCGTAGGTCAGTTCCGGGTGCTTCTGGATGATCTCATAGCGGTTGTGACCGTCCAGAATGGTGTTGTCCCAGACAATGAGGGGTGAAAAGACCGCCCCATCCGAAAGGATGTTTTCCTCCAGCAGGGTAAACTCCTCCTCCATCAGCGGCGGTATCTTGTCCCGGAACTCCGGGTCGATGATGAGCTTGTCCATCACGGCGCCTCCATTTCCACGGGGAGGAAAGCGTCCTCGTCAAGCCGGAGGCTGACCCGCAGGGCGGCGTCAATGCGCTCCATCTGCTCCTCAGTGAGCCTGCCCACATAGCCGCGCACCCGCC